GGAGATAGTAATTATCGACAGTCAAATGAATTACCGAGGAAAACTTGACACTTACAAACCGTCTCTTTCTACTGTATTCTCCATGGTAAACATGCTATAATTGTGCCAATTCTCAATTTTTCCCGTATTTATCGAATATTTTTACAAAACGGCAAACAAACGGCAAAAATTTCAGTTTCCGAAAATTGCCTCTATGTATCCATCGGCCTTCTTTCGGATGTCCTGGGTGTAATGGATGTAAGTGTTGTAGACCGTTGCAGGGGTATCTCCCAGTACGGCGGCCACCAGGTTGATGTCCTGAGTCTCTGAGAGTAGAAGGGTGGCAAAGGTGTGCCGGAGGGAATGCATGTGCATCCCTGGCTTGAATCTGGAAATCGCCCGATTTAGGGAGTGCTTCTTCCGCTCGAGCCCCGGGAGAATCCTCCCGTCGATAGAACGGGGGCTGTGCTGATTCCACTCCTGCAGGGCGGCAGCCAGCCGGGCGGTGAGGTGCAGTGTGCGGTAGCCGTTGCGGCTCTTCGGCGGCTTGAATCCTTTGGTTCCGTCTTTTCTGGTGCCCCATTGTTTATTGACGGTGATGGTCCTTTTGAAGAAATCGATATCGGCCCAGGTAAGGCCTGCAATTTCGGCGAAGCGCATCCCGGTATTTAAGGAAATAAGCACGGCAAGGCGGAGCTCCGGATTTCCGATAGAGTCCACCAGCTGATTGGCTTCTTCTTTCGTGAATGCTTTTATTTTCCTTTCCCGTTTATCCTTATCTATGGGTACGGCAAGGACCGGGTTATCGGTACGGATGTGGTAGGTGCGCACGGCATAAGAGAAAATTGTTTTAACTTTGGCCAGGGTTTGATTCCTGGTGCTTATTTCCAGCTTCCCGGCCAGCATGTTGTAGGCGTTGATGACTTCCCCTTCCGTGATGTCATGAAGCGGTTTATCCGCTATTGACGGCACACGGTCAATGGACTGGCGGTATAAAACTGCGGTTCCGTATTCGATAGAGTTTTTCTTGTCTCTAAGGAAAATCTTCTCTGTGAAGTCTCTCAGGGTGATGCCTACGAGCTCCGGAGAGGCTCCGCTTTCGGCGTCCTTCCGGGCGGCGTCCAGTAAATCATCCTGGGCGGCGCGGGCTTCTTTCTTTGTCTTGAAGCCCTGGCGGGATTTCTGCCTCCATTTCCGGTTGACTTTATATGAGAGGATGAGGCAGATGCTTCCATTCTTCTCTCTGGTTGAAAAATGATATTCCATGAAAAAATCAGCTCCTTTCTTGCTGAAAGCGGGCTGATTTTAAGGTATAATGAATATGGTAATCAGCCCACAATATGTTGTACCGAACATTTCTGAAAGCGCGATTACTGGCGTCCTCTGGCTCGAGGGGGGCGTCTGGCACTGCCTGATCTAGTCCATCAGGCGGTGCCTTTTCTATTGGGCTTATTTCAATTTACCGGTGATTATGTCATAGGCATATTTTGCAGCTTCTTCTCTTCCATAGAAATGCTCTATCATTCTGGCGATAAACAGCTGCGGGCATATTTCGATAGAAGAACAAATATCTTTAAATGTAACTTCCAAAAATTCAGGGGGATAAGTGCTCCTTAATTCCGGATGGGATAGCAGCAATTCATAGAAATACTCTCCCTTCTTTTTCCAGACAGGAGAAAAATCAATTTCTTGATGCTCTCGTGCTATATCTTTGAAAAATTCCCTAACAGATTCTTCTTTGGTATATGGCCGCCCTTCATCCTGGCAGATTCTTGTTACCATCCCACAAACCCCTGCATAATATCTCATTGCAAGGTTATGAAGGCGTGCTCTTGGGTTTTTCTTGTAATACCAAGCTTTATAAATTTCTGAGGCCAAAAGCAGAAAAATGAAAATAATTAATACGGCTAGTATTGCATAAAGTATATATTTCATGACCATTCACCTCACCACTTATGACGGGATTCCACTACTTTCCCAATAATACGGACCGGAAGCGCCTCAATCTGTTCATTGCTGTAAAAGTGGGGCTGATAAACGTCCATGTTGAAGCCAATGAGCATGATGCCTGCTTCCGTTTTCTTTATCTGCTTGACAGTGGCTTCATCTCCATTCACCAGCACTATGGCAGTATCTCCGCTGTCCACGTCTTCCTGCTTCCGGACAATAACTATATCCCCTTCAGTAAGTTTAGGCTCCATGCTGCGGCCTTTTATTTTCAAGGCAAAGAATTCGCCGCTGGAGGCCATTCTCCGGGGGATTTCCTCATAGTCCTCAATGTCCTCTATGGCTTCCAGCGGGATGCCGGCCACGACGCGGCCCAGGACGGGGATGCGGACGCCTTTGCTATCCTTCGGAGAAGCGGCGGGGCCGGTGCCATATATTTTCGCCCTGTCCTCATCCGTGAGCTTTATGGTGATGTTTGTAGCTTTGTTGAAAAGCTCTGAAGAAGACATTCCCATAGCTTTTGCCACTGCGTGAATTGTCTTAACAGTAGGCTCGATTTCTTTATGCGTGGAGGAGTTATAATTCTTTTCCAACATGTTTATATAGGATTTACTCAATCCGGCTTTATCGGCGAATTCCTGCATGGAAAGACGATTTTCCTGCCGGTATTTTTTGATTAAATCTCCGACTGTTATTGAATTTTTCATTTTCATGGTTAGGCCCTTCTTTCTATGCGAAAGTTTATTAAATTAGTCATTCCGTTGGCTCTATTGTACAACTTGTCAAATATACTTGACAAGTTGTTTAGTATACAGTATACTGGACACATATCAAGGAGGTGATTTAACATGTTCAACCTGAAGCTCATTCGCATTCAGAAGGGAATCAGCCAGCAGGAACTGGCAGAAAAATCCGGCGTTTCCCGCACTACTATCTCCAACCTGGAGAATAACGATGGAGCGGTAACCACAACCGAAACCATGAAAAAACTGGCGGAAGCGCTGGATATTCCGCCCAGATTTTTTTTGGAGAAGATGTGCAGTAAACTGCACGAAGGCGGTTAAAATGGCCTGCAGGACTTTTTCCACCGACTCCGTCAGACAGGAAGAAAGGAGAAGAGAAACATGAATGAAATCCTGAATATCAGAAATGTTCATTGTTACATGGACAATAAGACTGCCACGGCCTATCTGAATGCCGAAGATGTGGCACGAGGATTTGGTTTTACACAAGGAAAGAACGGCGTTGAATACATCCGATGGGACAGAGTCAACCAGTATCTTCATGAATTTGGATTTTCCCCACAAGTGGGGAAAGACAATTTTCTTCCGGAAAACATGGTGTACCGGTTGGGATTCAAAGCCAACAACGACGTGGCGAAGAAGTTTCAGGCTGTGTTGGCCGATGAAGTGATTCCAGCTATCAGGCGGCATGGGGCCTATATGACTGAGGAGGCTCTGGAGAAGGCAATCACAGAGCCGGACTTCTTGATTCGTCTGGCCACCCAGCTGAAGGAAGAGAAGGAGAAACGCCTAGAAGCGGAGAAGCAGGTAGAGGCCGCAAAGCCGAAAGTGCTCTTCGCGGATGCCGTCTCTGCAAGCCACACCTCTATCCTGGTGGGGGAGCTGGCGAAGATTCTCCGCGGAAATGGTATAGAAATCGGCCAGCGGCGTCTGTTCGCATGGCTTCGTGAGCATGGGTATCTCATCAAGCGCCAGGGTACCGATTATAACATGCCCACACAGATGGCTATGGAATTGGGGCTATTCGAAATCAAGGAAGGCTCCTATGTGAATGGAAGCGGCGCAAACATCATCACGAAGACGCCAAAAGTCACAGGCAAAGGGCAGACCTATTTCATCAACAAATTTCTTAGTACTTAAAGGAGGCGATTGAAATGGCCTGCAGAACGTTTTCCACCGCCGAGGTGGCCACCCTGTTCGGCATCTCTGCCGACTCTGTCAGAAAGATGGAACAGGATGGCATTCTGAGGCGGCTGAAGGTGCCAGGCATCCGCTACAGTCGGAGTGAAGTTTACGCCGTCCTCCGGGAAGGAGCGGAGACCTGTACGGTGGCATCCGTAAGGAGGCTGGAGGAAAAAATCCGCATGAAGGATGCGGAAATTGAACGGCTCCGCGGAGCCCTCCGCACTATCGCGGAGGAGGCGCGGCGCCAGGGAGGAGGAATAGCATGAAAAGATTCGATGAAATGACAGTAAAAGAGCTGAATCAGCGCAACCGTGTGCTTTGCCGGTTGGCAATGGTGCTAAAGGCTGCCACAGAAGATGATATCTCATTCTTCGATGCGGGTGATGTAATCATCATTTACCACGGCGACGGCACGGCCCAGAAGGCCTGCGTTGAGTGCGACAGCCCTTTAGAAATGGCGTACGACATCATGAAGGCCGCTCTCCATGGCAGGTACTTCAATTATGACCCCGATAAGGAGGATACTTTCTATGCGGATTAAGTGTAATAAAATCATGGCCATGCTGGCAATTCCAGCGGCCATTGCCGCCGGCGCCTGGGCCTATGAGCCTCCGGCGGAGCTTGTGGAGTACCGGGCCGAGGCGGAGCATGGGGACACAATCTGGAGCCTCTGCGCAAAGGTAGCCAGTGATGAGGACTGCATGGAGGAGCTGGTTTACCAGACCATGCAGGAGAACCACATCACGGACCCCGGGGAGCTCCAGCCCGGGCAGATGATTGTCATCCATGTAAGAAAGCTGGTGTGAGAAATGAAAGCAAAGATGGAAACCAGGACTGACTGCCCGTCATGCCCATTCGTAAGATTTTGCCCCATGGTAGAAAAGCACCAGCGCCTGCCATGGGATGAAGGCGGCATTGGCCTCTGCCCGAAGCTTCCGGAAATGAAGCTCCTCCGGTGCCGGAATTGCCTGTTTTGCCACCGGTCGGACGGTATTGAAAATGGGCATCCCGTTTATGGGTGCGCAGCGAACAACTACTGCCGCCTGAGAGAAGACGGAAAAATTCCAAAGACAACGCCCAGGGACTGCCCGATTAAGGAGGCAAAGAGAAAAGGCCTCTGACGTGTACGAGACGTCAAAGGCCAAAGTCGGAAAAGGAAATTCTCCGACCTCATTGTATCACAGAAACAGGAGGAAAAGTAAATGCTAGAAATCAACGAAGAATTATTTAAGGACAAAAAGGGCAGTGACTATTCCCGCAATGATATCAAAAATGATTTTGCCCTCCCCGGAGAAATCACGGTAACTATCACCCTCAATGAGTACAGGGCCCTGGTTTCGGCGAATGCCATTTCTGAAAAAAGAATCTATGACCTGAATTCAGAGCGCTATGATGCGCAGGCCGAAGCTAACACCCTGAAGCAGGAGAGGGAAAAGCTCGTTAAGGAAATCGCAGAGCTGAAAATCAAGATTTCTGACCTGCTTATGGAAAAGAACACGCCTCCCCAGGATGATAAGGGCGAAGAAGAAGAGGAGGTGGAATAATGGCATATCGCGGCTGTGACCTCATCCTTTCCTGCCATGAGGCAGAGACAGACCACGCGAAGTGGTTAGAGACCCGCAACGCGGGCATTGGAGGCAGTGACGCCTCCGTCATCATGGGGCTGAACCCATACAAGAGCCCATACCAGCTCTGGCTGGAGAAGACGGGACAGGCAGAAGCGCCGGACCTGTCCCACGTGCAGGCGGTATATTGGGGCTCCAAGAACGAAGCCAACATTGCCGACTGGTTCCAGGAAACCACCGGTAAGAAGGTGAGGAAGCTGGGCACCCTTCGGAGCCGCGCCCATCCGTTCATGATGGCCAACGTTGATAGGGCCATCATGGGCGAGGAGGCGGGCCTTGAAATCAAGACCGCCGGCGTCTCCCAGGCGAAAAAGTGGAAAGGGGACGAAATCCCGGACGCCTACTATTGCCAGTGCCTCCACTATCTGGCAGTGACCGGCGCCGACCGGTGGTATATCGCCGTCCTCATCGGCGGAAATGAAGCGCTCTACAAGGTGGTGGAGCGGAATGAGGACGACATTAAGGCCCTCATTGAGGCGGAGGCTGATTTCTGGAATATGGTAGAGACCAATACCCCGCCGCCGGTGGACGGCTCCGCCAGCTGCGCGGCGGCTCTCTCCGCCCAGTACAAGGGCGGCGACCCTAATCTTACCATCCTGCTCCCGTCGGATGCGGACGGTGTGATTGAGTCACTCGAGAGTGACAGGGCCATCCTGGACGCCCTGAAGAAGCAGATTACCGAAAAGGAAAACCGGCTGAAGGCACTCCTGGGAAACGCCGAAGAAGGTTCCACGGACCATTACAGGGTGCTCTGGAAGACCCAGGCGGGCCGCTCTTCGGTGCCGCTGGCCAAGATTAAGAAGCAGGCTCCCGACATCTACCATCTGCTGGAAGATAAAGGCTACATCACCATCGGCAAGCCTTCCCGCCGCTTCAGTATCAAAGCCAATGACTGAGGACGATTTCAACCGGCTTCAGGTGGGCGACCCGGTACACTGGGACGCCAGGGAGCTGAACGGCAGGGCGGCAGACATTCTTAATGGATTTTTTGATAAAGCGATTCTGATTTCTTCCGGGGACGCCCTTATCTGGGCGTCTTACCGGAATGTTGAGAAAGGAGAAAAAGATTATGAACACGAAAGGCGGACTCACAGAAAGAAAGGCAAGCATGCAGCAGGGAGGAAATGCTAAGACCACCATGCAGGGACTCATCCAGGCGATGGAACCGCAGATCAGGAAGGCACTCCCTTCCGTCATCACTCCGGAGCGTTTTACCAGGATGGTGCTCACGGCGCTCTCTTCGACGCCGAAGCTGCAGACATGCACGCCCCAGAGTTTCCTGGGCGCCATGATGCAGGCGGCTCAGCTTGGGGTGGAACCGAATACACCCCTGGGGCAGGCGTATTTAATCCCCTATGGGAACGTCTGCCAGTTCCAGCTGGGCTATAAAGGCCTCATTGACCTGGCATACAGAAGTGGCGAGGTTTCCAGCATCCAGGCCCATGAGGTGCATGAAGGGGATGAATTTTCCTTCGAGTATGGCCTTGAGCCGAAGCTGAAGCACATCCCGGCCAAGACGGACCGCGGCCCGGTTGTCTACTATTACGCCGTCCTCAAGCTTAAGAATGGCGGCGTGGGATTCGAGGTTATGAGCCGCGAGGACGTCGAAAAGTTTGCCATGAAGAAATCTAAGGCTTATCGTAACGGCCCATGGCAGACCGATTTCGATGAGATGGCCAAAAAGACCGTCCTCAAAAAGGTCCTTAAATACGCACCGCTGAAAACGGAGTTTGCCCGCGCCGTGGCCACGGATGAGACCGTGAAGTCTACTCTCTCCGACCACATGGCCGATGAGCCGAATGAAATCACCATTGACAACGAACCGGACGCCGCTCCTGAGGAGGCTCCGCAGGGCGTGGATTCTGACACCGGTGAGGTGAAATGATGATGATAGACGAAAAAAAGATGGAAATCCTTGATAGGACCAAGAAGGATTTGATGGCGGCAGGCTTTGACAATGTGGTCATCCTGGCTAATGAAGGCGGCTCCCATGGTGCTATCGGTATTGCCTGTGCCGCAAGGCCGGCATTGATGCGCCTCCTCATGGCGTCCTATTTCATGGATGAAACCATGGACAGATTTGTGGAAGAGGATTCAACAGCTATGACACTCTGGAAGCACCTCCTCAAAAGCATGTTGGAAACCATCGTCCCCGAGATTCGGAAACAGGAAGAAGAGCTCCGGGACGAAAACAGGGTTTCTAAAATCGTATCCTTCGGGAAAGGCAAAGACTAAGGAGCCACGGCCATGGCAGAAGGAAATTGGTTAAAAATCTATAGGAAAATGGTTGATGACCCCGCCTTCGTCAATTCAACCGGCCCACAGGTGAAGGTCCTATTTACTGTCATGTTCCTGGCTGCCTGGACGCCGAAGAAGTGGGATGTGCTGGGCCATGAATTCACCATTCAGCCCGGGGAGGTTTTTATCAGTGCCTATGAGCTGGCTCGCCGGGCGGGCGATGATGTGAGCCGTGATGTTGTACGTAAGGCACTAGTTAGATTCGAGAAATTGGGGTTTTGGACCCTAAAGCGGACCCATAGAGGAGTGCTCATTCATATCGTAAATTGGCGGAAATATCAGCTATCTGATGGAGAGCAGACCCCAGAGGAGACCCTAAGCAGACCCCAAGCAGACCCCATGGAGACCCTAAGCAGACCCCAAGCAGACCCCACCAATAAAAAAGAAGGAAAGAAGGAAAGAAGTATAAGAAGGGAAGAATATAATACCCCCCTACCCCCCAAAGGGGGAAAGGGCGGGGTGGCTTCCCTCTTCGAGAAGTTTTCCGGTGGCAACCAGGAACTGCTCTCTGCTCTGAAGGAATGGCAGGAGATGAGGAAGAGGATGAAGAAGCCGCTGACTGAAAAAGCGGCTGAGCTCAACCTCAAAGACCTGCAGAAGCTTTCCGGCGGCGATGAGCGGCAGATGGTTGCCATCGTATTGCAGAGCGTTAAACGCGGATGGCAGGGGTTCTACGCTTTGAAAGGGGCGCAGACCCCGCGGGCCGCTCCGCAGAGTAGTCAGAATATGGAGGATTTTTTAGATGGACTCGAACAATTCAAGAACTCCATCCCCTCAAACAATGGCCATTGGGATGCTTAAAGCGGCATGGCCCAAGTTCACGGACCAGCAGGCAAGGCTCTACCTGCTTATGACGCAGGACATCCCGGAGCCCGTCCTGGTGAAAGCCATCGAAGCCCTCATCAAGGAATCGGCATTCCTGCCGACGGTGGCGGAAATCCGGAGCCGTGCGGAGGCCCTTTACAAGGCCGCCCAGGGCGAGGAGCCTCCGGATGCCGGCAGGGGATGGGGAGAGGTGGTGCGGGAAATCTCCCGCACCGGATACTATGGCAAGCCGAAAATCAGGGACCCCACGGCAGCGGAGGTGGTCAGGCGGATGGGATGGAAGGAAATCTGCTCCTCTCCGGCGGATGAGACCGGTGTCCTTCGGGGCCAGTTTATGAAGATGTATGCCATGCTGCAGGAATCACGCAAGGAAGAGCGCCACAACAGGGCGCTCCTGCAGGACGGCAAGGTGAAGGGCTTTATTGCTTCCCTATCCGGAAGCATGGCCCTGGAAGGAGGAAAAGGATGAAAAGAGTATTTGTGGAGGAAACCAGGAGCAAGCGCCTGCAGGCACTCCTTCCGCCTTCCCTCGAATCTGAAGGAGGCAGTCATGGAAGAAATGATTCATGAGATTAAAGACGAAGAAATCCCGAGGCACTCAATGTGCTTAGAGGGGATGCGGCTGAAACAGTTTCGCGGGAAGGGAGGCCAGTTGATGGCCATGGCCGTTCCTGCAAGTACTCCCTACAGCCGTGAAGAAAGGGAGATTGAGAAGGAAATGCAGAATTTTATTTATGCCGATGAAATCCACCATCCAGGCCATTACACATGGAAAGGCGTGGAGTGCAAGGACGTGATTGAGACCATGGTCACCGGCCTCTCCGGCATCGAAGCCTACTACATGGGCAATATCATCAAGTACCTTTACCGCTACCCCAAAAAGGGCACGCTGGAGACGGACCTGGCCAAAGCGGCGCAGTACATGGAATTTCTGAAGGAGTATTTCGAGAAGAAGGAGGGGAGCGGCCATGATGAATGATAACCAGTGCTTTATCAGCGGCCGCCTGGGCCGTGACCCGGACCTGAAGTACACCCAGAGCGGAAAGGCGTACTGCCGCCTCTCAGTGGCCTGCTCCTACAAAGTAAAGGACCAGGAGCGCACGGACTGGGTGAGCGTCCAGGTGTGGGGGCCGCTGGCGGAATCGTGCGGCAGTAACCTGCAGAAGGGGACGCGCGTCATGGTAAGGGGCCGCTATTCCTCCTCCTCTTACGAGAGCCCCCAGGGGAAAAAGTATTTCACCCAGGTGGTAGCGGACCTGGTGGCTATCTGCCTTGACGGGAGCCCCTACGCCAACAACTCCCAGGGGAACAGCCAGGGCAATGGTCAGTGGGGCGGCGGACAGTGGGGAGGACCGGCGCAGGGCACCGCCCCGCAGCAGGGGAGCCCAAAAGACCGCGGGAACTTCGGACAGTTCGGCGAGGCATGGCGGGAACCGCAGCCCATGGAACAGCCCAGTTTATCGGACTATGCAAACCAACCCCAGGGAAATCCAACCGGCGTGATGCATGGGCCGAATGAGAAGGATGAGGATATCCCATTTTGACGGCAGGAGGAAACCATGACAAAGGAAGAATGGAAGGCCCTCAAGAAAGAGAGGGGAATGAAAGTGTATGTTTTCCGGTTTGGCGGGAAGCGCTGCACGACGCCAAAGGAAGCCCTTGAGTACACGATTGACACCATTTACCCGAGCGCCGCAACGGTCCGCCGGCAGGTAGGATGGGCAGTTGAATATGACTTTTTCCCATGCGAAATGCTTCACACGGAGCAGGAAATCAAAGAAAAATGGGGGGGACTTAAATGCAAATAGACATGGTTGGGTTACTCATTGTCGTTATTGTTTCGGTTTTCTGCATTTTTTTGACATCACGGAGGTGAGGATTATGACCGGGAAAGAGCTCATTGTGTGCATCGCGCTGGCGGTCATCATCTGCTTTATCATTGCGGCCCTTCTGGGAACCATGAGAGCGGCCGAGAGAGCTGCTGAGAAGAGAGAGGAGGAACTGCAGGCTAATGACCAGCTGAACGAGGATTTGAAGAAATTTGTTCTCCAGGAATCGCTGAAGCGGCAGAAAGAAATCAGCCGCCAGCTGGTGGCCGACGTCAGGAAGCTCCGTGAGGAGAACCACAAACTTTACAAGGAGTGCATTGTGCTGCGCCATGGAGAGCAGGGAAAGGAGGCCGACGATGGGCAGAAGGAACGGAACGAGAAGGTTTAACCGGCGGCACGGAAACCGGGATGACGGTTCCTGGGCCAGCTCGCTCATGAGTGAGCTCCATCCCAGGGAAACCCTGCCGGAGAAGCCGGAGGAGCTCTCCGTGAAGGACCTGGAACCCCATGGCATGGCAGGCCCGCCGCAGGAAAGGCCGGCGCCCCGCGTGACGGCCAAGCCAATCAAGCCATACTATGATGGCCGGATAGACATGCCGCCGGAAGGAAACTGCGCTTACTGCGGCCGCCCTCTCCGGAAAGGAGAAGGCCATTGGGTGGTGGATGAGTGGGGGCAGCTTGTCAGAAAATGCAATGATGCCCGCTCCTGCTACGAACGAATGGGCGAAGATAATCGAAAATCGCTTAAAAGGGCCCTTAAACGCTTCGGGGCGAGAGGGGGCATGTAATTGTTCTTTTTCGTCGAAGGAAAGCCGCAGGGGAAAGCACGGCCCCGATTTTCGCAAAAATCTCACACCGCATACACTCCGAAAAACACCGCTGACTATGAAAAGAGAATCCGGAGTGCTTTCCTGAAATGTCAGGGCGAATGGAAGAAGCTGCCTGCCGACTGCTACGCCTACGTGCGAATCCAGGCCCAGTATCCTATCCCACAGTCGTGGAGCAAGCGGAAAAAGAAAGAAGCCATTGCGGGGCTCATCATGCCAACCACCAAGCCGGACGGCGACAACATCCTCAAGGTGGTGCTTGATGCGCTGAACGGACTGGCATACGATGATGACAGGCAGGTGGTGAAAATGAGCATGATCAAAGTCTACGGAGCTAACCCGGGCCTCATGGTCCAGGTGGATGAGTACAAGGTGTAGGAGGGGAATCATGGGAAAGCACGGAATGAAAGAAAGAGTGACAAAGAACCCGGACCCCACTTTTCGCAAGGTGCTGGGCATCTTCCGGAAGGAGGCCCGGGAAATCAAAGAGAAGCAGAAAGCGGCTGACGCCTTTGCCTGTTTAAAGGCGGTGCGCTTTTATCTCCAGGGAAATGGCTTTGAACTGGCGGACGACCTGGCTATTAGGGACGTTTACACGAAGCGTGTTTTTCGCTCCATGGTGCCGGCCGCTAAACTGGCGCCCAGGCCAAAGGAAAGGTGCTAGCATGACGGAGAAGGAAGTCAAAGTATTTTTCGACAAGGTCCGACGCTGCCAGCGGCTCTATAACTCCATCGTCTACGAGCGGGACCACATAGAGGAGGACCTGGCAGCGGCAAAGGCCATCGACTACAGCAAGCCCCACGTTTCCGGCGGGACATCCTCAGACCTGGCGGATGTGGTGATGCGGATTCACGCCGAGAAAGACGACTGCGTGCGGGAGCTTGAAATGCGGCTCTGGGAGCTCCAGTGCTTCAAAGCCGACGCCATCCGCGTCATCCGGGAGCTCAATGACCCGGACAAAGAGGCCATCATGATAGACCGTTACCTCAGGAATCTCCCCTGGAAGGCCATTTTCCGGGCCCACCATATCGAGCGGTCCGAAGGGTTCCGGCGGCACAAGCAGGCCATCCGCCTCATCGCTGAGGCGCTGACGCCTAAGCCAAAGGAAGATAAAAAGACAGAAAAACCACCACAGAAACAAAGTGGGGACTAAATGAGACTTTTACATCTGCTATAATGCTAGTGTGGAAATCAGGAACAGGGATTCGGATTTCTCACAGAATAGAAAAACCACACGTTCAGCGGCGTGTGGTTTTCTATTACCTATTTTTCGAAAGGCGGTGAATGGCATGGCGGCCGAAGACAGATACCGGAAATTTGTAATTGAATATTTTAATTGCGGCGGTAACCAGACGCAGGCTGCCATCAATGCCGGATACAGCCCGCGAAGCGCTTACATGCAGGGCAGCCGTCTGATGAAAAATGATAAAGTTAAAAAACTTATGGAAGAATATAAGGCAGACATTTATGGGAATCTGCGCACCAGGATGGCCGCCGGTGCCGTAAAAGCTTATGACACTATCCTCAGCATTGCCACGAATCCGCAGGCAGACGACCGAGACAGGCTGGCGGCGGCTAAGGACATTATGGACAGAGCCGGATACAAGCCCGTTGATAAGACGGAGGTTTCCGGCGGCCTGTCTGTGACTTTGGAGGTAGATGATGAAATCAACGCGCAGGATTAACCTCATCAATGACATCATCAAGCCGACGCCCAGGCAGCGGAGCTTTATGCAGACAGTAAAAGATAATACCTACATCCTTTACGGCGGCGCGGCAGGCGGCGGGAAATCGTACATCCTCCGCTGGGAGCTGGTGTATCTCCTGCTGACCTGGTACAAGCACACCGGCATCAAGGGGATTCGCGTAGGCCTCTTTTGCGAAGACTATCCGAGCCTTAAAGACCGCCAGCTATCCAAGATTCGCATGGAGTTTCCGGAGTGGCTGGGAAAGTACCGGGAAACGGACCATGATTTTATCCTGGCGGACAGCCTGGGCGGAGGCGTCATCTGCTTCCGTAACCTGGACAAGCCGTCTAAGTACCTATCCTCCGAGTTTGCGGCTATTGCTATCGATGAGCTGACACTCAATGATCAGAGCGTTTTTGACTTTCTGCGGATGCGTCTACGCTGGGTAGGAATCAATGACACGAAGTTTATAGCCGCAACGAACCCGGGCGGCCGCGGGCACATGTGGGTGAAGAACCTATTCATTGACCGCAACATGCCGCCTGAAATGCAGGCGTTCGCTTCTCAGGTGGCTTTCGTACCCGCCACCGTTGACGATAACCCGCACATCTCCGAAGCCTACAAGGCCCAGCTGGATACGCTTCCTGAAAAGCTTCGGAAGGCCTACAGAGACGGGGATTGGAATATCTTTGAGGGGCAGGTTTTTGAAGAATTTAGGAACGACGAACACGTCATTCATCCATTCCCCATTCCCGCCGACTGGCCGCGCTACCGGTCGATGGACTGGGGTTACACAAAGCCCTATGCCATCTATGAGTACGCCACCGACTATGACGGCGTTGTGTACGTTATCGGCGAGTGGTACGGATGCAAGCCGGGGACGGTCAACACCGGCACGCAGGAGACCGCCCGGGAGGTGGCACAGAAGGTCAAGCACCTGGCGGGAGCCTTTGGCATTGCTGACCCTGCCATCTGGCAGCGCACCGGCCACGATGGGCCAACCATTGCCGAAATCTTTGCCGGTGAGGGCGTGCCCTGGGTGCCCGCAGACAATGACCGAATGGCGGGGCTGATGCAGGTGCACATGAGGCTAAAGGAACATAAGCTTAAAATCTTCTCTTCCTGCCGCCACCTCATCCGGACCCTTCCGGCGCTGACCTACGACAAGCACCATGTGGAGGACGTGGACACGGAGGAGGAGGACCATGCTTATGATTCGCTTCGCTATTTCTTGATGTCGCGGCCCATCACACCCGAAAAGGGTGAGGTAAGAACGATTGATAAGTACAAGTTAGTCAGACCGGACAGGGAGGAAGGTACCGCATGGGGCGTGTAATTGCTGATTTATCGTCTATCAAGTTTGTGAGCCGGAAAGGCCTCCGGGACTATGCTTTCCGGGTGCTCAAGGGCGAGGTAGGCGAACATGTGAATAAAGGTGTGATTATCCCGGGAAAGTACACAGATGCCGAGCTCCGGGCTTTTGTTGAGCAGATGCCGGACTGGCAGCTCAGGCAGATGTACGACATGATGTATGGTTCCGAAATGGTGGAATGAGGTGAGAAACATGACTGGACTGGAAGAAGAAAAGGACCTGCCTCAGCAGCAGGCTGGCGGCTTTGATTTCGAAGCCGCCAAGGAACGGGTAAAGGAAGCGCTCCGGCTGTCGGAGACCTGGAGGGACTATGCCAAGCAGGATTATGAATTCGTGGCCGGAAAGCAGTGGACCGATGCGGATTTGAACAACATGAGGCGGGCCAAGAGACCGGCCATCACACTCAACCGCATCCGACCCATTGTCAATCTGCTTTGCGGCTACGCTGCCCAAAACGAGACCGAGCCGGATTTCCTGCCACGCTCCGAGGAGGACGACCGGGTGAGCCGTGTGGCAAAAGGCATTACCAAGTATGTCTTTGATAAAGCGTCATACCAAAAAGCCAAGAAGCGGGCATTCCGGGACGCCATTACCTGCGGCGTGGGCTATTATTGGACGTCCTACGCTTTTAACTACAAGAAGATGGACGGGGAAATCAAAATTGAAAACGTGAGCCCCTTTGATGTGTTCATCGACCCGGAAAGCACGAAGGACGACCTGTCCGACGCCGCTTTCTGCGGGCGGTACTCATGGGAATCGCCGGACAAGCTGTGCCAGGTCTATCCGGAGCATGCAGACGAAATCCGCACTATGTTTCACGACTACGACGAAACCGAGCTGGAGACCGTGGAAACCACGCCGCTGTGGTACTCCAACGAGCTGAAAAAGCTCCGAGTTGTGCAGTATTGGTACAGGCAGTACGGCACGAAAAAAGTATTTACGGCGGGCTCTGAAATCATCTCAGACCCGACATCTCCAGAGTACATGGCTCTTGTTGCCGCCGGTGGGCAGCCGATGACCGTTCCGGATGAGCACATCCGCTTTGCTACCTTCTGCGGCGAGGTGCTCCTGGAAGAAGGCGAGAGCCCCTACAGCCACGGGAAATTCCCACTTGTTGCCCAGTACTGCTATAAGACAGGATGGGACGGCGACAAGGACGACGGGCTGGAACCTGCCGGCGTTGTGCGTGACCTGAAGGACCCGCAGAGAGAGCTCAACAAGAACCGCTCCCAGCGCATGCACATCGTGGACCAGCAGGCTCTGGGCGTGCGTTTTTGGCAGGGACAGGCAGACGCCAAGATTAAGCGTGACATCCGTGACCACTCCACCACTCCGGGCGCCAACATCTTCCTTCCTCCGGGCCTCACGTTTACCGACGGCCTTCCGGCGGCCCAGGATGTGGGCAACATTGAGCTTGAGCAGCAGTCAAGCGCTGACTTCTATTCAATCTCAGGTGTAACGCCCGAGAGCCTCTCAGGCTCTGTGGGCCAGATGAGCGGCAAGGCCATCGACCTACGGCAGACGGTGACCACGGTGCAGACGGCTGAAATTTTCGACCATGCCAAGGATGCGGAACTGCAGATTGTTCAGCTCCTTTGGGGAGATAAGGGAGAGCCGGGGCTTATTCCCCAGTTCTTCAATCATGAAAAGGCTCTCCGTATCCTGGGCGAGGACGGCAAGAAGGAATTTATCCAGATTGAGCCGGGCATGGGGCAGGCCATGACGGTACAGCCGCAGATTAACCCTATGACCGGAGAACCTCTGCTGGATGCGGACGGTGACCCCGTGGCCAAGGTGCTCTATGACCTGTCGTGCTTTGATTTTGATATCGTCATCACCACCAGCACGGCGAGCGCCACCGCCCGGCAGGCGAACCTTTATCAGCTTCTGGAAGCCAAGAAGGCAGGCGTGGACATCCCGATGGATATCATCCTGGACTTTATGGACTTCCCGGAGAAAGAAGCCGTCAAGAAGCGGCTGCAGCAGCAGGCGGAAGCCCCGAAGGTTCCGGATGTCAAAGTATCGGGCACGCTGGACCAGCTGCCGGCCGAAGCGCTTTCCCAGGCTCTGCAGTCTATCGGCGTGAACATCTCGCCGCAGCAGATTATGGCCGAGCGCATGGCGCTCAAAGGAAAGGCTCCGGCTCCGGCCATCGCCGCACCTCAGCAGCAGGCACCGCAGATGCCGCAGGCTCCCCAGGGAATGCCTCCCCAGCTGCCGCCTAACATTCCATTGAACCAGTAAATACGATACGGGACACTCGACCCGGCTAATGTCGTTAAACCAGCCGCCCGTATCTTCGGCCCGAGCGACGCCGCTAAACCACTCTACATTGCGTCCGGCGAACGACGTTAAACCGCAAAGGAGGACATTATGTTTGAGAAAGACCAGGACATGAGCAACGCAGCAGATTTCGGATTTACCGAGGAGGACCTCAAGGGATTCGTGCCAGAAGACCAGGACAAGAAGCAGGACCAGCCTGCACCGGCACCGGCGGACAGCCAGCCGGAACCTCAGCCGACCCCGGAACCGGCAGCGGATGCGCCGAAGCCACAGGACGAACCACCGGCACCGGCACCATCCGACGACCAGAACGTCGATAAACCTCAGGATGGTGCTGATGGCCATGGCGACCTGGGCAAGGCGCTGGCGGAAGAAAGAGCCCGCCGCAAGGCGATGGGCGATGAAGTCAACCAGCTCAAAGCCCAGCTTGAACAGATGAGGCAGGCGCAGAATCAGCAGGGGCAGATGCCGGCCGTTCCTCCCCAGACAAGACAGCAGATTATCGAATACGCCAAGAAGGAAGCGGCCCGCCGCATGAACCTTCAGAACGTGGATGACCTGATGTTTACAGACCCCGCAAAGTACGATGAATTTCTCCGGATGCAGGGCGCCATCGCCTACAACCAGGAGGCCCAGGTGCAGAAGGCCATGACCGTGAGGGCGCAGAACGTTGCGTTCGCACAGGAAATCATGGCCACGCCTAACATCCAGGCTATCTACCAGAAGGGCAATGAAATGCTCAATGACATGAAGCGCATGGATGCAAGGGTGATTGATGACGCCTTCAACCGAGTTGATCAGGGCGTCGGCACGGAGAAGGATTTTAAGATTATCCGTGATTTCCGTGATAAGGTGGTTGCGGCCATGCAGCAGGGCACCGGCATACCGGCTCCCGCACAGGCAGGAAACGGCGCCCCGGCTCCTGCTCCCACTCCGGCATCCAACCCACTCACCCAGGCGGCAGGGCTCCCGAAGGCGGCGGCCCTCACCGGCGCCAACCCCGCACAGCCGAAACTGTCCAATGAGGACATTCTCCGGGCCGTGCGGGAAGGCCGTGAAAAGGACCTCCCGAAGGACATTCAGCGTGCGATTGACGAATACTGTGGTTAAGACAAGAAAGGATGTAAGCTATCATGGCTAAAGAATTTGCAATTCCTTCCGCCCTGGTGCCGAAGGTATGGGCGGCCAAAGTATGGAGAGAAGGCAATAAGGCCTCCTATTTCGATAAGTTCACCTCCACCGACGGCTCCAAGCCGATTCAGACCAATAAAGACCTGAAGCGTGCCAAGGGCGACAAGGTGACTTTTGGCATCTCCATGAACCTCACCGGCGACGGCGTGACCGGAAACAACGCTCTGGTGAATAACGAAGATACCCTCACCATGTACGATTTCTCCGTCACCACCGAACAGGTGAGAAACGCAGTGGCCCGTTATGTAGGCGATGACCATAAGTCTCCCTACGAAAACCTGCCGCTCATCAAGTCTGCGCTGGTGCAGTGGCTGGCAGACTGGAAGGATGATACCCTCATCGAAAAACTGACCGCATCCCCGACTGCGGGCGAAGTGATGGGCACCGAAGCCTCTATCACTGCGGACAATAAGCTGACCTGCGCGATGATTTCCAAGGCCAAGCGTAAGGCTATGCTGCACGCTCCGAAGGTAAAGCCGATTAAGATTGACGGACAGGATAAGTACATCATGCTCATCGGTCCCTATGCGGCCAGAGACCTGAAGACCGATACCGCATGGCTGGAAGCGCAGGAACATGCCGGTGTGAGAGGTTCCAACAACCCCATCTTTACCGGCGCCCTGGGCGAATACGACGGCGTGGTGCTCTACGAATACGAACGGGTATCCACTACCGCAACCGGTGCCTCCAAGGCCAATGTGGTGCATAACCTGCTCCTGGGCCAGCAGGCGGCCTGCTATGCGGTAACCCGCGAGCCCGATGCCATCAAACAGGTAGACGACTACGGCAACCGTGAAGGCAACGGCATTTCCTTCAATGCCGGCATCGAAAAGGTTGTTTTCAACGGCAAGGACTACGGCGTCATCCAGGTTATGACCGGCGGCGCTGCAGACTGATTTCCTATAGTTTCATATGTTTCAATGTTTCGGGAGTGGCGCTTTGCCGCTCCCGTTTCGTTTGAAACTTGAAACGACTTGAAACGAATCCAAGCAAGTGCGGAAAGTGGTTTATTCCGATAATATCGTGCTTTATCACTGCTTTACCGCCGCCTGCTTGAAACTGACTTGAAACTATTTGAAACGATTCGAGGCGCTAACAATGACCATCAAACAGCTAATCAACAGGGCTTACATGCAGGTGGGCGACACGTCTCACGTCAATTACACGCCTTTCCAGTTCCTGGAATATTACAACGAGGGGAATCAGCTCCTCTGTCACCTCATCAGCAAGTACATGCCCGATGAGGCAACGGACGATTCTTACAAGGACCTGGACGATGAGAGCGGCCACGACAACTTTGAGGAGACCATGCTGGTGCATTATATGGTGACCCGCATCCTCAACCTGGATGTTTCGGCGCTCATGCAGGAGTGGGAAAACTGGATTGCGGAGAAGGCCCGCTCTGAAGGCGGCTCCAATGTGGTAATAGGGAGGGGGTACTGGGGATATGACCGTAAACGAGCTGATTACCACTATAAACCTTGATACGAATGAAATCCTGGATGACGAGTCCGAGTACATACCGTACATCAACACGGCCATTGACACGCTCTCCATGCTGCTGGCACCCATGCATGACCCCGAGGTGACATCCTGCCGGGATGTGGCCAACAATGACGCCATCCCCACCAATTTCCTCCAGTTCATGCCGGTTTCCGGCTACCCCATTACCATGAAGAACGGCACATTCCAGACATATGATGGGAAGACGGTTCCGGACGTGTACTATGCCACCAAGAAACCGCACATTGCCAGCATGGACGATGCGGTGCCTTTTTCGGAGATGTACACTTTTGCCCTGGTGCAGATTGTTTCCTACCTGGTTAAGAAAAAATCCCTCATGATTGACTTCGCCAATGCGGACAATGCATTCATCCAGCAGCTGACGGAAGCCATCAGGGGAGCAAAGGCAAGGTGAAGACATGGCACAGGTATTCCAGACCGCCAGCACCCAGGGATTCCCCCTGGGCATCGACTGGAGCAAACCGGCCGAGGCGGTAGACATCAGGGCGCTGGTGCAGGCCCATAACTGCGAATACTCCGGAACCGATGGGGCTCTCCAGACGGTGCCGGGTATCCGTATCCTGTACACGGCGGAAAAAGACATCACTTCTATCTACTACGACGTGAATAGAAAATGCTGGTATTTCACGTCCGACGGGAAGATGTACAAGACCGAGGACTTCAAGACGGCCACGGAGCTGGGGGCGCTGACCGGCACGGACCGTCCGAGGTATACCACTTTCGGCGGTGATGTGCTGGTGGCTTCCGGCGGCAAGCTGCAGGCGATAAGCGGAGCAGGAGACAGCCTGACGACCGTCACGGATTCGCCGGATGCCTGCAATTTCGTGAGCTCTAATTCCGGCTCTGTGATAACGGCGTCCACTTCGGACCACCGCCTTCACTGGAGCGCAATCGGAGACTACACCAGCTGGACCAGCGACAGCAACAACAGCGCATCGGCCCAGTATGTGGATGTGGGCTACAAAGACCAGGGCTGCATTATCTCCGTTTCTTTCCTGTCCAAGGCCATCATTGTGTACAAAGAGTACGGCAGGGCTTACCAGGTGGTAGGAAATCCGCACTCCGGAACGCTTGCCGTCTATCCGCTTTCCGAAACGGCGTACTGCGCAGGCTCTTCGGTTTCCTTGAATGACCATTCGTACTACATCGGCAACGCGGGGCTCATGTCCTTCATGCCGACCAACACCTACGCCAATATCCAGCCGGAAGAAACGGGGCTCAACATCAACGCCCAGCTCATCCGCATCACGGACAAGACGGCGGCCATGTGGTACGTGCCCACCAGAAAGCAGATGTGGATTTTGCCGTCGGAAAAATCGGAGTACATTTTTATCTACCACTACCTGCCGAGGTACGCAGACGGACGCGGCGTGTTTACCACCAGGACGCTTTCCCATGCTCTTCACGACGTGGAGAATCTGGACCATGACGTGTACATTGCCTACGGTAACAAGATAGGCATCCTGGACGAGGCTATCGACACGGATGATGGGGAGCAGATAGAGACGGCGGTCACGTCGGGGAACCTGCTGGCGGAGAAATTATTCATACTTCTGATGAATTATACATTCGTCACGTCGAACAAGATTGCAGGCTACGGCACGGTGGAAATTTCCAATAAAAAGGCCAAGGCCCTGCAGTTCAAAGTTTCGGAAAAGCGGCTCTATGACGACACGGGGCCGCTTTATGATGCCAACACGGCGCTGGCGAATGAATCGTTCACCAAGCTGCTGAAGATTGGCGGCGGGCCGAACCGCTCCCTGCAGATAAAAATTTACATTGCCAAAGGTTCCGTGGCCATCCGGCAGTTCGACTACACTTATTCGGAGGTGTGACCTAAATGAATTATGCAGAAACCTACCCCCTGAACGTGACGCCCCAGGGGGATTCGACACGCTCCGCCGTGGAGAAGAACCGGAAGGAAATCCTCTCCCTGGTGGCGGCGCTGAATGCCCAGCCAAGCGGGGCGGTGGGAGGAAGCCGCCAGCGGGTACTTTCGGCGGCCATGCTCTCAGGAGCGTGGAATTTCCTTTCCTCCGACGGGCTGGCGGTGATTATCAACGGCTCCGTGACTCCTGTCATTATGAGCTTTGCCGACGGATGCGGGGAAAACGGCAACATTGACTACATCGGCGTGGTGCGGGACAAGCTTTCCGCCTGGTCCCTTCCTGCCAATAATACAAGCTATCTCTACATCGAACGGTCCGACGCGGGAGCACTGACCTACGGCTCCACCACCATCGCGCCGGTGGAGCAGGACAGCACGCCATCCGCCGGAACCAATGACGCAGGGCTGTGCTGGTTCTCCACGCTCGAGTCCAAGATGTACGTCTGGACCGGCTCCGCATGGCAGCACAAGGTGCGGCTCTTCGTGGGCACGGCAGTGACAGACGGCTCTTCCGTGAAGAGCATCTCTTACAAGGAATACCCCCAGCAGCTGGCACCTTCCCTGCAGCAGAAGCTGAAGGAAATCGAAGCGGGAGCCACGAAGAATGAAAACTGCATTTCCGCTATCAAAATCGGTGATGTGACGGTGACGGCTAACGGCCATCAGGACACATTCACCATCACGGCGGAAGGACTCATTGCTCTCTCTGCAGATGCCAAAAACAGGACCATCAAGCTTTCCACGCCGGACCTGTCCAAAGTGTACGCCCAGGCAAAACTGGACGCCCATCCGGTGGGATCCATCTACGAATCCACGGACAGCACTTCCCCTGCTACCTTATTCGGAGGCACTTGGGAAGCCATGGACGCTGGCCGCGTGCTGGTGGCCCAGGGCAAAGCGGCGACCGGAACCACCTTCACTGCAGGGGCTACCGGCGGCGAGGAAAAGCACACACTCACCACGAGTGAAATGCCATCTCATACGCACGGCATGAGTACGGAAGGAAACCATAGCCACGCTTACCTTAATCTGATTGGTTCCTCAAACGATTATGTAAAAGGCGGTGAATCTTATGATTCTGGCCGCGCTTCTACACATCCGAACGCCATAAACACTTCCATCGCTGGAGCCCATTATCACGCCATCTATTCCACCGGCGGAGGAGAGGCCCACAATAACCTCCAGCCTTACGAAGTTATCTACCGATGGAAGAGAACCGCTTAGGCTGTTCTGCGCCAGCGATAGACAACTGTGTAAGGCTGCATCACATTATGGGCAGCGCCTTCACCAAATCTGCCTGTCCCGGTGAATTCATGGGTGTGGGCACCAGCTGATTCTGTGTAATAGATTTTCACGTCATCCCAGTTGTAACCACGGCCAAGGCCTGAGCCTTCATCAGCTTTGTATGCCGGGGAACGAATGGCATGAGTGTGGGCTCCTGCCGATGATGTTGTACCGAAAACGCTGATGTCAGTAACAGGCAATTCACTCGTGGTTATTCTCCCCAAAGGAGCGGAAAAATGAACATCGATATTTTCACTAGTGTTTCCCAGACAGCCGCCAGGCTTTTAGACCAATGGGCCTTTAAATTGGCGGCGTCATGGATTATAGGCATTGAGCTCCATCTGGGGCTCTTTTCTATCTTCGCCATCCTGGTGATGCTCGACCTCTTCACCCGGTGGATAGCGATTTCGTACAAACGCCTCTATGATGCGGGCCTTCCGGATGACCTCTACAGCTCCGTCAGAGGAATCCCGGAGGCCCACCGGGAAGGGCTCATCTCTTCCTGCGTCATGCGGCGGCAGTTCTGGTCCAAGATGCTGACCTACCTTCTGCTGGTAATGGCGGCAGTGCTGGTGGACAACGGCCTCATGCTTTTGGGCAGGAGCACCATGGCCACCACGCTGGTGGTGACCTACCTTTCCATGACGGAGCTGCTTTCCATGGTGGAAAACCTGGATGAGGCGGGCGTTTCGGCGCTCCATCAGTTGACTGAAATCTTGAGAGGACGGCGGGGAAGATGAAACTGGATTCACTGCATGACATGGTGCGGGACTATGCACGCCGCACCGGCGAGCGCGTCAATTTTGACGGCTTTTACTGGGACGATGAGAAGGGAGGATTCCACGACGGTTACAACGAATACTTTAAATTCTTCCCGCACGTGGGATTCCTTTTCTGGTCCATCGTCGAGCATGAGGGGAAACGGTATTTCTCCATCAACCAGACCTATGGGAAATTCCACGAAATGTGCCCTTACATGAGGGAGGTTATGCACATGAACGGCCTCACGGAAATCATCACAAGGACCACCAGGCCGCCCAAGGTGCATGAAAGGCGATGGGGCATGAAGCACCTGAAGGACCTTGACTACACCTTCCGTGGGCGCCGTTACCATGTCATGCTTAGTGACATCACCCATCTGAACTAACTGAAAGGAGAATTCATCATGCTGAAATTTAATCTACAGCTCTTCGGAGGCGGGAAGAAATCCAAGGTGGTGAGCACCTCCGCCAAGGTTCCCGAAGCCAGCAGCGAAGAAAAGCAGGTGCTTTCCAACGAAATGGACTGGCTCAACAATGCCATGGGCGTCTCCAGGAACCTCATGAACCTGGCCAACGGGCAGATTCAAAACAGCCAGGTAACGCCGGATTATAACAGCCTCCTGCAGGCGGCTCTTTCCGGCACCCAGCAGGCAGGGCAGACCGTTTCCGGCCTCCTGCCGCAGGTGCAGAGCGGCGTGGCCGGCGCCAATGATGCCAACAATGGCTACATTGGCGGCATCGGGAACGCCATGCAGACCTACCAGGAGGGTAACAAGTATCTGGACAGTGATTACCAGAAAGTCATGGCAAACAACGCGGACACCATGAGCGGCCTCCTCTCCGGACAGCTTCCCTCTGCCTACGCCCAGAACCGGCAGAAGGCCCTGCAGTCTGACCTGGACTCCACCATGGGGAGCACACTTTCCTCCCTGGCAGATAGGGGAATTATCAATTCCTCGGTGGCAAACCAGTCTATGAATGACATTTCCAAGAATGCCGCCAATGCCCTGGCCAATAGCTACAGCAGTGATATGGCGCAGGCGGCCAATCTTGCCAACTCCGCCTATAACAACCAGCTGAACGGCCTCAACGGCAGGGCGGGCCTTCTCTCCGGCCTGTACTCCGGCCAGCTTTCCGGCATCGGCCAGCAGGCAGGACTTACCGGAAACAACATTTCCAACATCCTCAACGGCGCCAGCGCCCAGAGCAGCCTGGCAGGCCAGCAGAGCCAGCTTGCCAACCAGCCAATCGATACGGCGGCGGCCGCACAGAGCAACGCCGCATCTACGCCGCTCAACTACTTCAATACGGCCGTGGGACTGCAGAGCCCGAACCTCAACCTCTATGACAGCATGAGCGGACACCGCTACGCCGTGGCAACGCCCGGGCAGACCTACGTCAAGCAGGGAAGCGGCGGATGGTTCGGCAACCTTCTGGGCACGGCGGCCAACTCTGCGGCGGCCTACTACGCATGCTTCCCGGCAGGAACACTGGTGGCCACGGGTTATGAAGACCTTCCCATAGAAAAGATGAGGGAGGGTGATACCGTCGTCATCCAGGGCGGCCACATGGCCCGTGTAAAGAAAGTGCATGACATGGGCGAGCAGGTGACCTACAACGTGGAGACGGCGCCAAGCATTGACGGCACCGTGAGAAAGGTGACCACCACGGCCACCGAAGTGTTCCTCACGCCGGAAGGCAGGAAACCGCTCTCCGCCCTGAAGGCAGGGATGAAGGTATGGACTGTGGACAGCTTCCGCAAGCTGGCCCACGTGGTGAAGAACAAGGCCCAGCAGAGAGTGTACGAGCTTGAACTTGATGACGACGGAGCTCTCTTCTATGCGAATGGCTTTGCCGTCGAACCGCTGACCGCCAAAGACAAGGCGGCCAATGAGAAGGCTGAAGGAAAGGAAGGGAAATAACATGGCAGTGGTATACATTCCGGCTGACAACATGGACGTTTGGAAATCCCTGGGGACGGCTCTGGGGACCTTCCTGGGGAAGCGGGCCCAGGATATCCAGAAAACCAATGAGGCCAAGGACTACTCCAATGCCTGGTTCCCAAGCATGGCGGCCCAGGCTTCCCAGCCGCAGGAGCCGAAGACCATGGCGGACTATGTGCAGCAGGCGCAGAATAATACGCCCACCATCCCACGCATTTCCGGCGGCCTTCTCTCCCAGGCACTGCAGGGGGTAAACAGTGCCATGCCTTCCCTCACGGCCAGCGCCCAGCCCATCACGGGCACCACCACCTCCGGCGGGGTGGTGGGAAGCGGGCTCCTTCCCGGAAACGTTCAGAATGGGGCTCAAACGGCCGCAGGAGCGGCGGCAGGAAACGGGGGCACAACCATAGCCCCTGCCCTTTCCAACGCCGCACAGGCCTATTTGGCCCAGCCCAATTTCAATTCTGCGCCCCAGGAGCAGGCACCTAATGACGGGCAGGAAGGGAACGGCCTTCCCTCCGTTCCGGACCGGCAGGCTATCCGACAGAAGAACATGGCGGACAATGGTGCCGTCTATCGTGACCTCTACGTCTCTACAGTGAAAGCGGGGTACTCCCCGGAAGAAGCCAGGGCTATGACACTGGACAGGGTGAAGCAGGATGAAGACAGCGCCTACAACGCCCAGCGCTCCGAGTACATTTCCAAGGTACTGAACCCCATGAAGGAGCAGATTCTGAACGCCCTCATCTTCACAAAGGACAAGAACGGCAACACGGTGGTGGACACGTACCACTCCTCCAAGCTGCCGGGACTCATTCCGGCCATCAACCGCTACAACGAGATGGCGGCCAATGCGGGAGCCCAGGGCCTTGACCTGAACAGCCTGAACAGCATTTCTAAGCTGACCAAGCCGGATTATAAGTACATGCAGGGCAAGAACGGCCACATCGTGCGCATTAACGGGGATAACGGGGCCGTCTCCGACGCAGGGGATTTCTCTGATCCGCGCGACCAGTATATCAGAACTACCGCCGGATTCTGGGATGTGAAGAACAGAAAATTCATCACAGACCCCGCCACCATGAAGAAGATTGAAATTGACCAGCAGAGAGCCAACGCCCAGGACAGGGTAGCCAACTCCACCATTGCCATGAACAACTACAAAATGACCCATCCTGCTGGAGGCGGTGGCAACGGTGGAACCAGCGGCCTCACGTCCCAGCAGATTTCTACACTGCGCCAGCTCCACATGACGTGGATGAAGACGAACCCGGACAAGAACGAATCTGACAGCCCGTACTACGAGCCCCTCATGAGCGCACTGCCTTCTACCGGCGGCTCTTCCGGCGGCCAGCAGGACCCGGTGGATGCAAGAATAGATGCGCTGCGGCAGCAGGGGTGGTCACCTGAAAAAATCATTGCCGGGCTGAAGGCGTCGGGGAATGATGCCTATGTATCTCATGTATGGTGAGGTGATTTAGATGAACTATGGAGAAACGGGATTCGATGACCTGATGAACTACGGCCAGAATAACGGGAGCGACCTTTCCGGAGCCGGGGAAACGGGATTCGACGACCTGGCAAACAACTCTCCTGCTTCCCAGGATGATTCTATCCTGGGAAAGCTGAAATCCTTCGGGCAGAAAGTCTATGAACAGGCCGACCGGACCACTACGAACATCGAAAACGCCCTTCCGAACTATATCGGGAAGGTGGAGAAAGCGGCCGACGCCTACGGGCAGGAGGTTTCCCAGGCTGCCACACGTGCCTATGAAGCCAGAGCCGGAGGGGAGGACATCAATGATGAGGACCCGACAAGCGGATACGAAGGGCAGAACTATGACGCTGCCAAGGCAGGACTTTACGATGCGGCCGTGGGCACTCCTGCCGGTTATGTGGCCATCACTCCCTTCGTGCCGGCGCCGGTGCGCGGGGCCGCTGGCTTACTGGCGGCGCCCACCATAGTGAACGGCACCATGAACGCCTATGACCAGAACGTGGCCAATGATGACGGCACGCCGGTAGTATCCACCGCCAAGCAGACACTTCTGGACCCTGTCATCGACCCTGTGAAGGAAGCGGTGACACAGCCGGGGAAGTACGTGCAGGAAATCGTGGATAATCCTCTCAACGTGTGGGACAAGGTTTTTCTGCCTGCCTCCATGGTGGAAGGTGCCGTCAAAGGCGGCGAGAAGCTGGTTCCGGACAGGGTAAAGGAAAAGGCAAAGGCCAGGATGGACAGTGCCGTGGATACCATGGACGCCCTGGGGAGAGACCTCCGGGGCGAGGATGTATCCAGGGGCGGCGCCACCGGCTTTGATGACCTGGCAAACAACGGCGAGGGCGTGAAGGCCATGAGAAATGACGTATACGACCCCTTTGGGGACGTCGAACCGGCTTCTCAGGGCGGTTCGACAGGGTTTGATGACCTTGCCAGAGCATCGAGCGATAACGCCGCATCCTACGACGCTCCCCCTGCAGATGTTTCGGCTCCCGTGTTCAACGTGGCGGATGATTCCGGCGGCATGTATGAAGAAACCGGAGACATGGCCACGGACGTGTACAACCGCTACCGGCAGGACGGCCTTACGGACGCCGAGGCGGCAGGCATGACGGGAAACATCGCCCAGGAAAGCGATTTCAATACCGGCGCCGTATCCGGCGATGGCTATGGAACAAGGGGCCTCATCCAGTGGGACGGCGACCGCTACGCCCGTTTTGAAAAGTGGTGCGAGGACAACGGCCGCGACCCGTCGGACTGGCGGGCACAGGTGGACTACTCCGTGGAGGAAATGAAGACCACGGAGCCCGACGCCCTCCGCCGGATGCGTGAGAGGGGCGACGACCTCACGCCGGAGGAAGCGGCTCAGATTATCCGTGAGGACTACGAAAGGCCGGACCCTGCCCAGGCTAACGACGCCCGCCGCATGGATGTGGCCAGGAGGGTGTACGACCAGGGTGGTAAGCGTCAGGGCGCACCCATGGATGACGGAGAAGTCTCCCGCTCTTCCGGCGGCGAGGATGGCGTTATTGAGACCGGAGACAGGGGCGGGAACCTCAATTTTGATGAGCCTGCTCCTTCCGACAGAGTGCAGGCCATGAGGGACACGTCCGACCCGGTACAGGCCCATAAAGAGGCCCAACTGGAGCTTATCCTTCGGGAAAATCCTATGCATGACGATTATCACACAGGCATCCGCTCCGTGAAGGATATCAATACTGCAGAGGAGGCTTTCCGCCAGGCTATCGAGGATGGAGAAGGTACGAACCCGGATTTCACCACGGACATGATGGAGGATTCACTTCGAAGCGGCCACGTGACTGTTTATAGCTCCAGCCCTATAAGGAAAGGAGCGTTCATCACTCCCTCCCGGATGATGGCGAATGATTATGCAGGCGGCGGCAGAATCTATTCCAAGCGTGTGCCGCTGAAAGATGTGGCGTGGATAGACGACGCGGAAGGGCAGTATGCGCCGGTAAAAGTTTCCCGCACTTCCCGCGGAAATATCCAGGCCATGAGAGACACTTCCCAGCCAGTCGGCCAGGTGGACCTTTCCCCCAGATTAAAAGGGGAAGCTATCCGGGATGACGCTTCCCGCGGGTATGACGTAACCGGGGAAGGCAACGCCCAGACTATCCAGCGCATGGATACCATCCGCAGCATGAGAAGCGATGTGGACTACACGGCCCATGAAGATACCGGCGTGCCGGTCACCCGTCAGGGCATTGTGGACTACGTGAACCGGCTTTTCAATGCCACCATCAGAACCGGCCGCACGGAGAAGGGCGCAAGGGGCCAGTTTGACACGCTTTCCCACGTCATCCGGACACAGAATTTCGCTGAGCCCAGGGTTATCGCCCATGAGCTGGGCCATTTCCTTGATGAGCGCTTCCGCTTCTCCGAGGCGCCGGAATATGCAGGCGAGCTCCTGCATCTGGTGGATGACCGCTTTGGAAAAGGCGGCTATTCTGACCTGGACATGTCCGGAAGGCTGGCGGAGGGCTTTGCTGAATTCTTCCATGACTATGTGACGGACCGAGCGCAGGCCAGAAGGAACGCGACGGAATTCTATAACTACTTCGAGAAGAAGCTGCACCAGGACCCCAAGCTGACGGGAGCAACGAACAAGCTGACCAAAGTCATGTACCAGTGGAACCACCAGGGCGCCGTGGCCAGAACCAAGGGCCATATTTCCTTTGCCTCCGACTCCACCGGTTTCCAGGGGCTGAAGAACATGCTGAAGGATGGAACCTTTGGAGAAGCGGGAAAGAAGGCATGGAGCCGCCTCTATACGGAAGGCGTGGATGAGCTCCATCCGCTGGCGGACGTGGTGGCGGCCGTGGAGAAGAGAATCGGGAAGAAACTGCCCTTCTCTTCCAACCCCTTCCTGAATGCCTGGGCGGCCAGAGGATGGGCAGGAAAGGCCATCACGCTCCTGCAGCATGGAGACCCGGAAAGGGGTATTCCTTCGCTGAAGAGCATTTTCCAGAAGGTGGGAAAGGACAAGCTGAAGGACTTCTCTGCCTTCCTGGTGGCGCTTCGTGAAAAAGACATCTACGATTTCAACAGCAAACTGCAGAAGGGCGAAGAAGGGGCCGCACTGAAGGCGACCATGGACCCCATTGATGCAGGCATGACCATCCGGGAGCTGGCTAAGAAACATCCGGAATTCGTGGAGGCCGCCAAAGAGCTCTACCGTTATCAGCAGCATCTGATTAATGAGCTGGTGAATGCGGGCATGCTCTCAGCAAAAGCGGCGGCGGACATGCGGAAACGGTGGCCGCACTACGTCCCCTTCCAGCGCATTGTGGACGGCATCGATGCGCCCAGCGTGGGTGGGAAGAAATTCGTGAACGTGGGAAATACCATCCAGAAGTTCAAAGGCTCCTCCCGCGACATCGTGGACCCCCTGGAAAGCGTCATTTCCAATACCTTCCGTGTGGTGAGCGCCATCGAGAGAAACAAGGTGGGCCAGTCTTTCGTGAAGCTCTCCAGGATGAAAGGCATGGGTGACCTCTGCGAAGAAGTGAAAGGCACGCCCAGAGCCACGGACAGCACTTTCTACGTCTGGGAAGGCGGCAAGAAAAAGACCTATGCCACCTCTCCGGAGCTGCTCTCCGCTCTCAAGATGACCAACAAGGAAGGCATGAACATGCTGGTGAAGGTCCTTCGCGTTCCGGCGGGGTGGCTCCGAAGCGGCGCCACGCTGTCACCGGAATTCATCCTCCGCAACCCCGTGCGAGACATGGTTTCCGCTTCCCTCTATTCCAAGCATGGATTCATTCCCGTGTGGGATACCGTGCGGGGGCTCTCCCTTTATCTCAAGAAGGGAAAAGAGTACTGGGATTACATGAACAGCGGGGCGGCGCAGTCGGCTATGGTTTCCCTTGACCGTGACTATCTCCACGGACAGATGAGGGACCTCCTGAAGAAGAAAAGCGTGCTTTCCATGTGTGCCAATCCCATCGAAGCACTCCGGGCCTTTTCCGAAGCGACGGAAATGGCCACAAGGCTGGCAGAATTTGACCTGGCAAAGAAAGGCTATACCGGCATCGGGAACAGGCTCTTCGGGAAGGATAGAAAACCGCTTTCCAACACGGAGGCGGGCATCGAGGCCAGGGACGTGACACTGGACTTTGGCCGCCACGGGAAGAGCACCCAGAGCCTGAACCAGACCATTGCCTTTTTCAATGCGGCCATCCAGGGCACGGATAAGATGATCAGGGAGTTCAAAGAGCACCCCGCACAGATGACTGTGAAGACATTCATGGGCATCACTCTTCCCTCCGTGCTTCTGTGGTATCTCAACAAGGATGACCCACGCTATCAGGAGCTCCCGCAGTGGCAGAAAGATATTTTCTGGGTGATTCCCGGGAAGGACACGCTGTACAAGATTCCGAAGCCTTTCGAGCTGGGGATTCTCTTCGGCACCGTTCCGGAGAGAGTAATGCAGTACATGTACGACAAGGAGAAGGGTAGGAACGGCCCTGGATTCAAAGGGCTAGGCGGCTCTATCATTGACAATCTCCTTCCGAGTGCTATCCCCACGGGCATGCTTCCGGCTCTTGAATGGATTTCTAACTATTCATTTTTCATGGGCCGCAACATTGTTCCCCTTTCCCAGTCGAAACTTCCGGACCGCCAGCAGTACGGTCCCTATACGAGCTATCTGGCACGCAAGGTGGGAAACGCCTTCGACCTGTCCCCAAGAAAGATTGATAACACCATCCAGGATGTAGGCGGCAACCTGTCGGCCCTGGGGAACAGTATCATCGACAAGGCGGCGGGACTGGCGGAGACAAGGCCTGCCAAAAGGTGGAGCGAAGCGCCGGGGGTTCGTGGCTTCACGGCCACGCCCTACGCCTCTTCCGACAGTGTGCAGCGCCTTCGTGATGACTACCGTCAGCAGGAAAAGCTGTACAGCGAATTCAAGATGACCAAGCAGAAGCCGGAAGGCTACGACGCCGCCAAGTACATGAAGTACAAGGCCGCCATGGATGCCATGAATAATACGTACCGGGCTGAAAGGAAAATCATGGATTCCAAGCAGCTTGACAGCCGCCAGAAGCGTGAGCGGCTAGACCGCATCAAGATGCAGCAGACGAACATTGCCAGAAGGGCCCTGGGCCTTTCCAGGGTTTCCAACGAATAAGGAGGAAAAATCATGAAGGGTGTAGACGTTTCTGAGAACAACGGATATGTGAATTGGTCCGACGTGGCGGCGGCGGGATTTGAATTCGCCATGATTCGCCTGGGCTATGGCCACGGCCACATGGACAGCCGTTTCTATGAGAATATCAACGGAGCCATTGCGGCGGGGCTGAAGGTAGGGGTGTACTACTACTCCTACGCCGTGACGCAGGAAGATGCGGACTATGAAGCCGATTTCTTCGTGCAGGCACTCCAGGACTGCGGCCTTACGGCAGAGAAGCTCCCCATGGGGGTATGGATTGACGAAGAAGACGCCGACGGCTGGCGCCGTAACCATGGCCTTGATGTGTACGGTGACAGCCAGCTTGTCACCAACATGGCCACGGCCACCATCAACAAGCTGTGGGATGCGGGATTCACTCCGGCAGGGGTGTACATGAATTGTGACTGGAAGGAAAACGTCATTGACATGGACCAGACCGGGGGCGCCGGCCTCTGGCTGGCCCAGCCGGGGGCATCCCATCCGGCTTATGACTGCATGCTCTGGCAGTACACTTTCACGGAAAACATCAACGGCCATGAATTCGACGGCAATATCGTGATGGGAGGTTTTGACAATGTTTAAGCTCATCGGTGACAGCATCTTCATCACAAGGGGAGACACCGGCATGCTCCAGCTGGAGGCGTCACTGGACGGGAAGGCCATGGAAAAGGGCACCTATACGGCGGTGCTCTCCGTGAAAGAAGATATGGACTGCGAGGAGTACATGCTTCAGAAGCAGGCGGACGATGACGGCCGCTTCTTCTTCACCCATGACGATACGAAGGACATCCCGGAAGGAACCTACGTCTATGACATTGAAATCCGGACCGGCGAGCAGGTGTGCACCATCGGGCCGTCCAAGTTCACTGTGAAAGGAGACGTGACCCGGGATGACTGAGAAAACATTCACTGCGGCCACCATGAAGGTGAAACTGACATCGAAGCAGACGCTTTCAGCCAAGCTGACGGCAGATGCACGGATGACCAAGAAAGTTTCCCTCATGTACAAGGGCGATAAAGGGGACAAGGGAGACAAGGGCGACCCCGGGGAAACCATCGCCTCCGCTTACTGCAATCCGGACGGCACCATGGTGCTCACCATGGACTCCGGGCGGCGGGTGGCCACGAACCTCAAGCCGCTGACGGACAGCAGTGGTTATGCGGAAAGTGCCAAAGAGAGCGCTGCCGCGGCGGCGTCCTCCGCATCGGCGGCGTCCTCTTCGGCTTCCAGTGCGGCGGCCAGTGAAAAAGCGGCCGCTTCTTCGCAGAGTGCGGCGAAAACGAGTGAGACCAATGCCAAGGCCAGCGAGACCGCTGCCGCCAATAGCCAGACGGCGGCGGCCACATCGGCCAGCGCGGCGGCGTCCTCCGCCGCCGCTTCTTCCGCTTCAGCGGCCAAGACCAGTGAGACAAACGCAAAGACCAGCGAAACCAACGCGGCGGCTTCGGCCACCGCTGCGGCGGCCTTTGCACGGACCCAACAGGCGGACTGGAACGAGACAGATTCCAGCCTGCAGAGCTTTATCAAGGGGAAGCCGACAAATCTGGTGACCACCAACACCGTGCAGACCATTTCGGCCGATAAGACTTTCAGCGGTGAGGTAGACGTTTCAGCCCTCACTGTCACGGGTGCAACGTCCGTCCCCACGGCTAACGCTGACAATAACTCGAAAACCATCGCGAACACGGCGTTCGTGAAAACGGCTATCGCCAATCTGGTGGGCAGTGCACCGACAACCCTTGACACTTTGCAGGAGCTCTCTGCGGCACTGGGCAATGACGCCAACTTCTCTGCCACCGTGGCGAAGAAAATCGGCGAGAAACTGGACAAGGCGGGCGGCACCATCACAGGGCCGATTCTCTACGACAAGACGCCAAACGATGATACGGAACTTCCCAATAAAGCGTATGTTGATGCCGCCATTAAGTCGGCGGTGACGGCGGCGGTAACGAGCGTCACGAAAACGCTATCCGACAACATGCACGCCCAGTATCCTGTGGGAAGCTACATCTACTCCGACAAGGCGGACAACCCCGCCACGTACATGCCGTACATGAGTGACACCACATGGGTACAGACGGCGGCGGGCCGTGTGCTCATCGGTGCGGGTACTGCGGACAGCGGGACCGTATATACTGCCGGAGATACGGGCGGCGAAGAGAAGCACCAGCTCACCGTTGAGGAATTGCCAGTTTTCACTCCATCATTTTTTGGAGGGGGCAATGCGCTCGTATTCGATGGGCCACATTCAGATACAACTTGCGGATTCGCTGAGGGCCCATTGTGGGATGGGAATAATAAAACTTGCAGAATTGGATTTAACTCTATCGGCGGGAATCAATACCACAACAACCTTCAGCCGTACATGGCGGTATACGTTTGGCATAGGACAGCCTAACCGTTGAGGAATTGCCGTGGCCCAATGCGCTTACAAGCAAATGGCATCCAGTTTGGGATGATGACCCTAATATTCGCTCTATTGCCGACGCATTCCATGGCGATAAAAAGCAGAAACAGATTGACCTTCTAAGCCCCTATATCGTTGTTTATGTTTGGAAAAGAGAGGATTGACCGTTGATGAACTAGCGAAACACATTCATCGTAGTTATGCGAACTGCTTGATATGGGCTCCAAAGGATACATGGAATGGTATCACAAATCCGCAGGTTACACTTGGCTCTTCCTCTAGTGAGGATGGGCCCGTTTTTATGGACAGAACTTTAGAATCAGCGGGATTCTGGTACTCAAAAAGCACGGGAAATAACGTAGCTCACAACAATATGCAACCTTATTCTGTAGTCTATATCTTCAAGCGGACCGAATAAAGATATAGACGACTTTGTAAGGCTCCATGTTGTTGTGTGGCTGGTCACCACCCACGGATGATGTTATTCTATTGCTCCAAACGCTATTTCTGTTAGTAATAGGGTGGTCTATTTCTGTCCCTGTTTGCGAACCATATCCAGCATAGACAGTATGCCTATGGCTAGCCAATTCCTCAACGGTCAAGAGGCTCGCTTCCAAATGTAGACCGCGACATATGGCATCCTATTTTCGTGAGGGACGTTTCCTCCGGAGACAGAGGTATTTCGATATCTTGAGCCGCAGGTACCTTCAGTATTTGGGCGTATGCAGTTATTGGTAGATGTATCAACGTCATCAAAAAGTATCGGAGCCGTTTCCAAAGTGTGGGAATGTGCCGCCAGTTCCTCAACGGGCAAAAGTCAAGGGGTATGTGGTGGCAAAAGTTGGCAGAAAAGTACAAATTCTGCACTCTCCAGGTCACATGTCACTCACAAGTCAAGCACATGTGGACGCCCACGCTGACGCACTTTCCCTGCTTTGTCCTCCAGCGGTTAAGCACAAGTTAATCACACTTTGTTGATGGCCTTTTTCAAATCCGCCAAGGTTTTATGGGTGTAAACACCTTTCGTCACTCCTGTTCGGGCGTGGCCGAGTATCATCTTTACGGCCGTCTCATTGGCTCCTGCCCTGTCGAGCATGGTGGCCAGCGTATGGCGGCACTCATGGGGCGTGTGGTGCATGTTCAGCTCTTTCATGGCATGGTCAAAGAGGTGGCGGAAGGATTCGTAGTTGTCGCATGGGCAGATTCTTCCTTCTGCCTTTCGCTCCGCCAGCAAGGGCAGGATTTTCTTGTGGATGGGGATTTTGCGGATTCCCGCCAGCGTCTTGCTCTTCTTGATGTTGATGTACTGCTGGCGGAGGTTCACGTCACCGGCGGACAGGGAGATGTATTCTCCGGCCCTCATGCCGGTGTAAATCAAGATGAGAACATCTTTCACGCCTTTCACCGTATCGACAGATTTCCAGAGTTTTCCTATCTGCCGGGCGGTGAACGGCCTTTTGACGTACACGGGTATGTGCCTGGGCAGCTCCAGAAAGCGGCTGATGTCCGTTTCCACGATTTCATTCTTCATGGCGTATTGGTAGAGCTGGCTCAGGAGGACACGGCATTTCTTACGGGTGCAATATCCGGCATCGATTCCGTCGAGTGCGCTCTGCAGGTGGTGGTAGGTGAGCTTTCCGAAGGGCATGGAATGGAGGGAAGAAAGATGCTTATAGCTGATTTCATAAGCCGAGCGGGAAGACCGGCTGATGGTTTCAAAGTGGCGGCGGCTCCATGCGTGGTAGACGGCGGAAAAGGTAACCTCCCTTTCCGGCGTCATGCGGTTCACGCTGACAAGGAAGGAGAAGGCTTCCTCACGGGTGGCAAAGTAACCAAGAGGCTTCTGCCTTCCGTCAATCGTCTTTTTGACTACCCACGGCCGCCGCCGGTTTCCCGTGAGCTTGTACACTGTCCCATATCCATTGGGGAGTTTCATTTCAAAATTTCCTTTCTTTTGAATCATCATGAGGAGGCAGAAGA